TGTTAAATGCCAGGGCTGAGACAGGCGAGCCGTACATGGTTAATATAGATACATGTAATGATAGTTTACCTGAACCACAAAAAGAATTAGGCTTAAGTATAAAACAAAGTAACTTATGTTCTGAGATTACTTTACCAACAGATGAAGAAAGAACAGCCGTTTGTTGTTTGTCTAGTGTAAACCTTGAACACTTTGATACCTGGTCTAAAGAACCTTTGTTCATTCAAGATTTAATAACAATGTTGGATAACGTCATTGAACATTATATTGAGAATGCCATAGATACATCAAACTTAGGAGGGTACATTGCAAATTTTAAACGTTTTAAAAACTATATCAAACCTGGGAAAGAAGGCTTTATTAAGTCTGCTTACTCTGCTTATAGAGAAAGGTCTCTTGGTCTGGGAGCAATGGGTTTCCATGCTTATCTCCAGTCTAAAAACATTTCGTTTGAAAGCATCTTTGCTACGAGCTTTAACCATAAGGCATTTAGCTTTATTAAAAATTCAGCCACAGAAGCTTCTAAGAGACTTTGCGAGTTACGTGGTGAATGTCCTGACCTACATGGTGGGGAGCTTCGTAATGCTAACCTTCTTGCTGTTGCTCCTAATGCTAGCTCTGGCATTATTTGTAGTGGTACTAGCCCTAGCATTGAGCCTTACCGTGCTAATGCATATACCCACAAAACTTTATCAGGCTCTTACCAGGTCAAGAACAAATACTTATCAAAAATCTTCAAGCAAAAAAAACTTAGAGGAAAAAAATTAGAAGAAACCTGGAAGAGTATTACAGCAAACGAAGGAAGTGTTCAACAATTAGATATTCTTACAGACGAAGAGAAAGAAATATTTAAGACAGCTAACGAGATAAATCAGATATGGATAGTAGAGCATGCTTATCAAAGACAACAATATATATGTCAAGCACAATCAGTAAACTTATTTTTTACTTTACCAAAGACAACGGAGGCTCAGGAAATACATGACGATTACATGCAATATGTAAATGATGTTCATTGGTACGGAATGAATAAATTAAAATCTTTATATTACTTCAGGTCAAATGCTGCAAGGAATGTAGAGAATGTAAACATAAAAGTACCTAGAATAAAATTAGATGACGTGGAATGTATAGCCTGTGAAGGATGAAGACACAATCAGCAAAAGCTAAAGGTCGTAATCTACAAAAGTGGACTAGAGACCAACTTATAAAAGAATTAAAAATACATGTGGAAGATATTGAAAGTCGCCCTATGGGTTCTTCTGGTGAAGACCTTATTATGGCAAGAGCTGCAAGGAAGAATTTTCCTTACTCAGTTGAATGTAAAAATCAGGAACGAGTCAATGTCTGGACATCCTACAAACAAGCATCGGAAAACTGTGGGAAGTATGAACCTGTAGTTGTTATAAAAAAGAACAGGCATAAACCATTGATTGTTATTGATGCAGAATATTTTATTAAATTACATAAAAGGAAGAAATGAAAACATTTATAGAAATAGGAACGTGTGATTTTGATACTTGTCAAAAGTTAGCTGATAACGGCTGGCAAGGAATTATGATAGAGCCTAACCCACAGGCATTTAAAAATATGAATAGGGTTATGGAAGACTATGATAATGTTATAACTTTACAATATGCTATATCAGACTATGAAGGTATGATAGAGCTAGGTGTATCTAAACAAGACTATCCAGATAAATCTGTTAGAGGAATGTCATCTATTGTATCTGACAACCATAAAGGTGGTAAGATATTTGAGTATGAGTCTTGGAGTAAAGAAGAGTATTTAGACAAAGTTATAGAAGTTCCTTGTACAAGATTAGATACTCTTATTTACGAGAATGGAATTACAAACATAGATTTTCTAAAGATAGATGTCGAAGGACATGAGATGAATATTATAGAAGATTATACTTGGGATGTTAAACCTACATTTATAAAGATGGAACACAAACATATTGATGACATCAAAGCTGTAGATATATTACAAGCTCAAGGTTATTTAACATGGACAGAAGGGGAGGACATATATGCGATTCGTTAAATATTTTCACAGACTGATGAAGTCTGCTAGATTACATAAGATAATGAAGATGGTAGGACTAAATCAAAATAAAAAGAATAAAACGGTACGTCTCAAAAAAGATGGGACACCAGATAAAAGATATAAGGTAAACAAATGAAATTACAACAACAAGTAGTACAATCTTTGTTTTGTAAATACGAAGCAGAGAAACAAGAAGCAAAGGTAAACATAATACTTTACTTTGAAAATCCAGTAGGAGTGGCAGACCATCCTAATTTAATTGAAACATTAGATGGTCTAATAAAAAAATATAATGAAGCAGACGAAAGAATAAGTGGGCTTAAAAAACTAATAGGGGAGGTTGAGCAAGATGGCACTATTAACTGATAGAGATTATTACAAACCGTTTGAATATCCGTGGATGTATGATTATTACAAACTACAGAATCAAATGCATTGGATGCCTGAGTCAGTACCTTTACACAATGACGTAAAAGATTGGCAGGATGTTACAAAGAATGAGAAGTATTTACTTACTCAAATCTTTAGATTATTTACACAATCAGATGTAGACGTAGGTGCAGGTTATGTAGACAAGTACATGCCTATATTTAAAAAGCCAGAAGCAAGAATGATGATGTCTTCATTTGCTAACATGGAGTCAATACACCAAGATGCTTACAGTCTATTATTAGATACAGTAGGAATGCCTGAGATAGAATACAAAGCATTTGCTGAGTATGAAGAGATGTCTGACAAGCATGATTATGTTGGTAACTTTAAACCATTAAAGTCTGATAAAAAAACTATAGCTAAAACTCTAGCAGTTTACTCAGCTTTTACAGAAGGCCTACAATTATTTAGTAGCTTTGCAATCTTATTAAACTTTCCAAGGTTCGGTAAAATGAAAGGAATGGGTCAGATTGTAACTTATTCTATTCGTGATGAATCAATGCATGTTGAAGCTATGACTAAATTATTTAGAGAGTTCATACAAGAGAACTTAAATATATGGACTGATGAATTTAAAAAAGAAATCTATCAAATATGTAGAGAGATGGTAAAGCTTGAAGACAAGTTTCTTGACTTAGTATTTGAGATGGGAGATTTACAAGGCCTTACTAAAGACGACATGTATGCTTACAATAGATACATAGCTGATAGAAGATTATTACAGTTAGGATTAAAACCTAATTACAATCAAAAAGAAAATCCTTTACCTTGGTTAGATGAAGTTATGGGTGTAGAACATCAGAACTTCTTTGAGGGTAGAGCAACTACTTATATGAAAGCAGGACTAAGAGGTAGTCATAAGAACATTACGTTTGCAGATTTATCTGAATGAGCAAGAAGTTTGATATCTTAGGACTCAAAGCTAAAGTAGGTATTACTTGTGGGGCTTTTGATTTATTACATGCAGGTCATGTTACTATGTTAGAAGAAGCCAGGACAGTATGTGACTACTTGATTGTAGCATTACAGACTGACCCATCCACAGACAGGCCAGAAAAAAACAAACCTTTACAAAGTATTGTAGAAAGACAGATACAATTAAAAGGAATAAAGTGGGTAGATGAGATTGTTGTCTACCATAGAGAGGATGAACTAGAAGATATTTTATATACCTTTCCTATAGATGTAAGAATTATAGGAGAGGAATATAGAAACTCTGTATTTACTGGTAGAGGATTATGTAAAGAAAGAGGAATAGAAATATATTATAACAAGAGGGGACACAGATTTAGCACTACTGAATTAAGGAAAAGAAATGAAGAGGAAAAAACAAAAGAGTGAGGGCAACCTAATAAGTTTTTCGGTGCTACTTACACCAGAGGGTAAAATAGTCTCAGAGATATCTGAGTTTCCAGTTGATAAAGTTGATGTAGTATTTTCAGAAATGGATAGACAAATCATCAGAGTTTTACTTCAAAGAGCAAAAGCGAAGCTTGAACCATTACATGTGTACTTGCAACGTGAAATTCAAGCTTTATAAGAAAATCGACCTCACAGAATGCTCTGTGGTGAACGATTAGCATGTAAGTAATGCTCTAGGTATCAAAAGGCATAAAATTCGTTAGAGAGCTTCTCCGTAAGCGAGAGAGCATTTACACTATATTGTGTAGATTTTGACCTCTTTTTCCTTACCTTTTACAAAAATAGGTTCTAATTCTGTATATTCACCCTGATAATTCTTAATTGTCTCCTCACCTATGACTAAATTTTTACCAACAGACTTACATGAAGACTCCAAACGAGCAGCTAAATTTACAGCATCACCTAAACAGCTATATTCAAACCTGGAAGCTGACCCCATATTACCTACACAAACTATTCCTGTATTTATTCCTATACCAATTTCAACTTCTAACTCTGCTTCTTGCATGTCGTGTTGTATTTGAAGAGCTGTTTCAATAGCTAACTGTTCTTGATTGTCTACATCTAATGGAGCATTCCATACAGCCATCATTGCATCCCCTATATATTTGTCTACCATCCCTCCATTCTTTTGAACGGCATCAGCTTGTACAGTCAAGGCCTTGTTCATAATCTTTATAACTTCTTCAGGCTCTAACTTTTCTGATAGACTTGTAAAGCCTCTGACATCTGTAAACATAATCGTACATCTTTTTCTTTCACCACCTAACTTCAAAAGCCCTGGATTTTTTTGTAGCCTGGCAACTTGTCTTGGGTCAAGGTAATGTTCAAACTGTTTTCTGATTTGTTGTCTTAATCTATATTGCTGTCTAAATCTTAAATAAAATTGTTGTAGAGATAAAAGTGTCATACTTGTCATACTCCAGGTCACATCTATAAGATAACCAATGGACACAAAGTAATATCCCAGATAACCTACTGAAACAAACAAACCTCCAGCTAATACCATTGATAGTGTGATACCAAAAGAACGTATTACAACAGCTATAAGAAGACCAGAGACACATAATAATAGTAGCTCTACAAACAATCTGTAGTCTGGTATCTGTGGTGTATCTAATAATATTGACTCGGCAAGAGCTGCTTGAATTTTGTGAGGCTCAAGTAATCCAACAGGAGTTGCTAGCTGACTTGTTATACCTTTAGCTGTAAAACCTACGAAGACAAACTTGCCTGCTACATCTAAATTATCTAGTGTTGTCTGTGGTGTATCTACCCAGCTAATCCATTTACGTCCATAACTATCAGTAGGTATAGGGTCTAGTCCTCTAACTCTTACCATCTCTATACCGTTCTCATTGGTAACAATCTGATATGTATTACCACCACCTAATACTTTTAATACTTCAGTCCCAAAAGAAGCGACCCACCCATTAGGTGTTTGTTGCATTAAAGGTATTTGTCTAACAAGATTATCTACATCAACAGGAGCAGACACAGCCCCCTGGCTAGAATTGTTTTTAAGTATGTCTATGTTTTGTAAAAATCCTTGGGCTTTTGGTAGATTTACCTCTGGCCCTCGGATGACTGTACCATGTGTTTTAGGATATATGCCATTAGGTACTTCAGGCATTGCAAGTATACTAGGAGAAAAAGACAAGACTTCAGCAAACTTCTCATCTCCTCCTAGTCTATCAGGATGGGGAAATAACATAGTCCACCCTACTCCTATTGCTCCTTCTTGTAAAAGTTTTATGTGTATATCTGCTAGTGTTTCTCTAGGTAAAGGATAACCACCCTGACTATCTATATACTCCTCAGTTATATTTAGTATTGTAAAATATCCTGTAGGTTCAGGTGTATCTACTAGCCTGTCAAATGTTTTAAGTCTTAATGTTTCTAACGGAGCTACATTAAATAACAAAGGCAATGCCAATAATCCTATTAATAAACTAGCCCATCTCATTAGTTACTCTGCTTAATTTTTATAACAGAATCTCCACCACCATTTACTACAAGTTGTGTACTCTTACCATCTTGTATTAGTATGACGGTATAAGCTCCTGCTTTATCTAAATCTATTCTAACTGTATGCTCTACACTTCTAAGCAAACTTATTTGTTGGTCTGTAATAAAAGTATTTATTTGAGTATTAGGGTCGAACCCTACCTGTGTACCTTTTAAGTTTACATCTGTTCTTAGTAAGCTTTCTGTTTCATCTAGCTCGTTTACTTCTTCTATTATATCTAGTAAGTCTTCTAAAAAATTTACATCTAAATAATTTATATCTAGCTCTGTAAATTCTAAACTATCATCTTTTAATAAATCTACATCCAGGTCGTCAAACTCCAGATAATCAACATCAAGTATGTTACTACCACTATCTGACATATTCTCTTCACTAGCATTAAACTCTTCCTCTGGTGGACTAACTATTAACATGTTATCTATTAGCTCTGTAGTTATGTCCAACACTACAGGCTTTGCAGGCTCACTCTCAAATGTAGATACTGATGTAGCTTGATAGGGCTGATTTAAAACAACTTCACCCATAGCTGTAGCTACTACTATCTCTCCACTTGGTAAACCATTTTCATCAGGCAATAAAATAATAAGAGACCTTCCAAGCTCGTCTATAGTAATCGTAAAGTCTGTACCACGAATACCAATAGTAGCACTAGGAGTCTCTATAAAAATATTTTCTTTATTTATTGTTGCAAGTTTGCCTGTAATAAATCTTGCAGTACCACTTGCAAACTGTAAAGCCATCTTAGATTTAGATGGGTCAGCATCATAGATAAACTCGTCTATGATAAGTTCAGAATGTTCTGTTAATCTAACCTGACTATCGTCTAGGAATGTAATACCTATACGACCTTCTGAAGTTTGAACATTATCAAAACTTTCTATATTAAAAGATAAGGCAGCATCATAAGGTTTATCCCTTACAATCCTGCCTGCTCCGTTAAGTTCTGTTATGTTACCAATGCTAGCATCCAACGGCTGTGCCATTATCGTCTTGGATAATACACACGCTACCATTAGAACCATTGGATATAATCTTGAGCCAATCATTATTTAATGTACTTAATTGTTGGATATCGAAAGTTCGTGAGTCGCCTGTTTGGTCTAGGTAAAAATACCCACCAGCATAACCACTACCTTCAAAGTTGACTGTGTTTGAATCACCATCAACGTCTACATAGTTTGTAGCTCCATCATAATTAATATCAAAATCAAATACGTTTCCATCTCCATTTACAATCCAGTCAAGGTCTGTATTAGTAGCCATAGCTGTTGTAGCTAAGTCTAGTGTAAAGTCATTACTACTCCCTGACACGTCAATGTTAACATCTGAGCCGTCTGCACCATAAGTGTTACTTGGGTCTACTTGAATTGTGAAATCATTACTGCTTCCATCAAAATTAAAATAACCTGTAAAGTTGTCAGCCCAAATATCTCCTAGAAAAGTATTAGAACCACCTATTTGATTTATGTCTAGTGTAAGATTATCTCCATCTAAATCTAACGGTGTTAAATTTCCTGCTGTGCTTTCTAACCCAGCAATGATGTTACTATCTCCTCCTAGTTGCTCCAAATCAATATTGGCAGTATCGCCTGATTGGTCAATATATATTTCATTATCTGCTAATACACTTAGCGATAACATAACTAATATACTAATTAGATTCTTCATATTCCCAATAGCCTCTCTCTATTCCTATTTTTATTATATTTAGTACCCCTGCCTCTACTGCCTTTGTTAAAGCAATAGCGATAGATTCGTTCTCAGCAACTCCTCCTTCTATCTCTACTAGCTCTGTGCCAGCTTCAATAAAACGAAACACGTCCTGAGAAACACTTGTAGATAAAATGCTTTTAGAAACGGATGTCTCCATTAGCACCTCACCTGTAGATACAGAAACCAATCGTAGTGAAATGATTACAGTATCTTCTCGATATTGTTTGCTATTACCTATACCTAGATACCTAGCTCCCAATCCTCCAGACTTTAGGTTAGCCTCATACGAGATTACCCCTCCCTGGAACATAAGCCCTGCGAAAAGCAAAGGCTGTAATTTTGCATCTTGTTCAAACTCTTTACGAGTTGACCTAATTAATTGTCTTTCTTTTGTGAGGTCATCGAGTCCCACACGTTCTACTACTTTGAAGAACTTGCCATCTGCTGTATGCTTCAAAGCTCTTATCAATATTGCTTCTGGAGCTTGTGTTATGGCTGTACTAAATAAGGCAAAAGAACTATTACTTCTTCTTTGGCCTGTTAAATCTTTAAAACTGTTAGGGTATACTGCGACAACTGGCTGCTGTTTAGCACCAGGCATCTCAAATAGCTCATCTGATTGTATTTCTAATATAGTTGAGGGTTGTATTTTTTTTGTTAAAACTAAATCGTTATTCTCACTTATTACTGCACAACCACTAAAAGCTAAAATCGCCAATAGGCAACTGAATAGTCGTTTGTGTTCCATCGCTTGCTGTTATAGTTAGTGTTATTATTCCGTCTTCTATACTATATTCTATAGTATTACCTTCTAAAGTTAGTATTCCACTTGTACTAGGATTTTCTCCAAATAAATTTTCTACCAACTGTCTAGATAGTTGTGCATATATTCTAGATTCTAAATTTCTAATAAATCTAGCTAGTGTTGTATTCTCTTTATCTCTTTCTATTTGTTCTTGTAGGGCTTTGAGTTCTTCTTTTATACTCATTTTTCTAGTGAACTCTTGGTTCTCTATGGTAAGGTAATGTGCAGATGTACCTATGCCACTAAATGATGGATTTTTAAATTTATGCACCATTTCATCAGCATGTATATTGCTAACACCTAATACTGAGATTACAAATACTGCAATCAAAGTTCCTAATTCAATCTTTTCTTTGGTCTTTTTTCCCATCTGCCCTCGCTAGTCTATCGACATCTATAGATACTCCCATTGCTGTTCGTACCATAGAGTCTATTCTTATCATATCGTTATCCATTTGTCTTATTCTATCTATCAATGCAACTATCATGCCGTGTTGAGTATCTAGTTTCTTATGTACATCTGCTATTAGATGTTGAAATAATTTCCAGACCATGTAGCCACATGCAACTGCAAAGGCTGCTGGTATTCCTACTGTCTCTAGTAGGCTCATCCATTGATTTGTATTCATTATCTGCCCTTTGCTAAACTACCACCAAAGTACATACCTATAATTGCTGATACTAAGTTAGTGTCTAATTGTGTTATTACTAAGCCCTGAAAAGTTATCCACTCAAATACTTCTCTTCCTTCTTTAAAAAACCAAAACCCAGGATTCCAGTTAGTGTAACCTACTGTTACATCTACATTCGGATAATATACAGCAACTAACTTTGGTAAAAGTACAATAGCAAATACTGAAGTCAAAGCTATAATTCTTCTTGTCCAGGCAAATCCTTTATCTTTTAATCCATGGTCAAGTGATTGCTTTCTAGCTTTCATCTCAAACTCACCACGTGTAATGAGTAGCTTTTGCTGTTCTGCTTTAGCTTTTCTACTTTCAGCCCATACACTCATCAATCCACCTAGGACTGTAGATGCAAGCATAGTAATTATTTCAAACGGAAATCCCAATCTAATCTCCTAATACTTTAAATATAGTTCTTGCTGCATCTCTTCTTCTATCTATATGTGGCATGCTAGGTTGTAAGTAATTTTCAGAAAATGAGATAGCTGCTCTTGCTACATCATCACCCTGTAAATCTCTTTGTAACTGACCTATTTTATTTTTATCTACTGTATGTTTTCCTGGTGCTAATTGATTAATACTTTCATGCATAAACATAGTTTGATTCATAGGAGTATCTTCAAACTTGTTAGATGCTAAATAGCTATCTTCATTTTCCATATAAAATTTCTTTTGGAAATCAAACTGATAAAGACCATAACCATTACCGTTATCTTGTCTTTGTTGATGGTCATAAGTACCACCTGTTTCTACATGAATATTACCTAGGATAGCTGCTCTAGCAACTTTACTATATCCTAAGTTTTTTAAATCATTATCTATACTATCTAATCTTATTCTTGTTTCTTTATCAATAGTTCTATCATTTATTACAAGACTTCCTGTGTTATATCGCATACGTCCTACTTCTTTAAATGATTCTTTTACAACCCCACCTTTTTTATAACCTACTCTTGGTGGTAGTACATCTTCAATACCTTGTTGTAGTTGGTATCTAGCTTCTTCATCTAAAAATTTACCACCTTCAATAATTGGTTCGAAAGGGTCATATCCTGTGTATCTTTTTAACGGATGTCTAATACCTATCAAAGGAGTTTTTCTTGCTATAGTTTCAAAAAGCCCTCTGTTGTAAAGTGTAGAGCCTGTAATGTCACCCATAATCGGCCCACCTAAACTTGAGATAGCTACTAAAGGATTTGGATTTGCTCTATAAGCATCTGCAAACCTTAATGCATATTCTGTTGGCCCTAATAAACCTACTCTTTGGAAAGCTCTAAGATTCTCGTCTGCACTTCTAGCTACAAAAGCATCAAAAGCTTTACCTTTTAAATCAGTTCCTGGCTTTCTTGCAAACTGGTCGTACCTTGCTTGTTGTTCTGGACTACTTCTCCAGTAATTAGTACCTCTTGCAATAGCTGTTGAGCCTGCTACAAAAGCTGCAAACCTTGGAGCTGACATTGCAGGGCTATTTAAAGTATCTCTAGCAAAGTTTTTTAATACAGTATTACTAAATGCTGTAGGGTATCTTAAAAACTGTGTAAATATATCAAATTTAGGATTAGTCATATATCTAGGAACTTTAGAAAATTCTCTAGATGTAGGTAGAATTATACTTCTTGCAAATCTACCACCTGCTTTAGACATTTCTTTTGTCCAGAAATTACTATTTCTATTTGCACCAGACTCTAACCAGTCCAGTCCTTCTTTGACACTTATACCCATGTCTTGTATTTGTTCTTTTAAATAATTTGTTCTTTTATAAAGATTACCTTTACCAGCCCAAACTCCATCCATACTATCTAGTTGTTTAAGTATGTCTTTATCTTTACCTGTTGTTGAGTTTACAAAAGTATCAACATCATCAAATATTTTTACTCCAGCTTTCTGTAGTTTACTTAGTTGAATTAATGACTCCTCAACTATATCTCTACCTGTATTAAAAGCTGCAAGCTCAATAGTCTTTGTCCAAGGTAATAGTAAGTTAGCTTTGTAGAATACTCTAGCTCCTCTTTGCAAAGCTGCATTTTGTAATCCATCACCAGCTAATCTATTTGTTAAATCTGCTTGCACATCATCTACAGCTAAGTAAACTCTGTTAGCTTCTCTATTAGCTACAACTTCTGATAAACCCCTTCTTTCTTTTAACAAACTTTTTAAATCTGTTGTTAAAAATTGCATACCATTTTCTAGTTGATACTGAAAGTTTTTTACAGACTGCTTTCCTGATACCCTGGAAGCTGCTATCAAACCTTCTGAGAAAGAAGAGATAGTAGCTAAAGGCAGATAAGCCATAGCATTAGCAAGCTTGAGGCCATCATATACTCCTTGTTTTATTTGTCCTTCAAAAAAGTTTACTGCACCTGTAACAGACTTGAAAGATTCTATCATGTCTTTTCTTTCTGTAGATGTTAAACGTCTACCTAAAGTGTTAAATACATCATCATCTAACGTATCTACATGAGTTCTTATAAAATCATCTATATTATTTTGTCTTAAGCTTTGAAATGTTAATACTTCTTTACCTTCTATGTCTCTGCTTTTTACAACCTTTGTATTAGATTTAGCACCACCTAAAAAACTTATTTTAGTTTGTATTGTATTAGCAGCATTTAAACCATAACTAGCACTAACAGGTATTAACTCATTGGTTAAATATTTTTCATAAGCATTGTCATCTAATTTTAATTTTCTACCGTGGGTAAGTAAGTTACTATGGCTGGCATATAATTCATTATTAATATTTAACATACCCTCTGCAATATCATCTGCTTCTTTTTGGGATATTTTTAAATCTTTAGATAACTGTGCAACAAACTCTGGTCTATTATCTTTTATAGCTTGTCTATTCCATTCTCTTGGAAAATAATCTTCTATTCTTATATCGCCAAAGCCTGCATCTTGAGCATCTTTAGCTATACCATCAAACCATTTTCTTAAGTCATTAGCTACTTGTACTGTTTCTTTACTTTTTCCTTGTAATGCTTTTTTATTTCCTCTTAAGAATCTAATAATAGCAATCTCATCAGCTTGCATCATAACTCCATCAGGAGCTATAGGCTCGATAGCCTTAAAAAATCCTATTCGCTGTCCTTCTTCCATGAACATATAATCACCTCGTCTGGCATTTAATTGTTCAGGAAAACTCCACTCTACTTTTTTATTACTTCTTTTACCTATACCTAACTGAGAATCATGGTCTAATAAACCTCTGAAGAAAGATGCATACTTTACCCCTTGTTTTTCTAAGGTTCTTAGTTGAGCAGCATTACCTAATATAACTCTACCTACAGTATTGTCCCAGGCTTGATTAAACTTTAATCGGACATTATCTATAATACTATCGTCTCTATAGACTTTAGGTTTATTGTTTATTTGTAAAACTGGATTAGAAAAATTAGACCACTTCTGTCCACCATAACCAACAACACCACCTAGTAAAACACCAGCAGCAGTTGAGCCTACTAATTCTTTTGCTGAGTAAGCTCTTCTTAAACCTGTGTTTATTTCTATGTTTTGATTAGCATGGTTATGTAGACCCATCCAACCACCAGCTTCTATTGCACCCATACCACCTGCTACTTTTGTTGCAGCTTTTGCAGCTTCTTCTAATGACCCATCAGCAATAGCCTTTTTAAGCTGTGTCTTATTTAAAGCTCCTTTATTGGCTTGGCCTAACATCTTCAAAGCTTGAGCAGTTCCTTTACCTACTGTAGCTCTAGTAGCTAATGTTCCTCCTCCTGAAAAAGGAGTAAACAAAGCAGCTAATATTAGAGTAGGGTCAGTAACCATATCTATTGCTCCGTCTTTAACTAATTCAAGGAACTGTCCTGTACTACCTATATCTGCACCATCAAACATAGTTCTTAAGTATTGATAGTCTTTCTTTTGTTGTTCAGTAAACTTACCAGAGTCAGCATATCTTTTCATAGCTGACGTAAGGTTAAAATCAGAGTCTCTTAAATACTCAAAGATATCATCTTGTTCACCAATAGAACCTAAGAATCTTTCAGAGACTGCCTGGAACTCTTTATCTGACTCTAAATCATTTAGGTCATATTGCTGGATAGGCTCACTTTGCATGTTCCTTCTAGCATAACTAGGAGAATAATTAAAGTTTGCCACTTAGTTTACTCCTATCTCAGCTTTTAATTCCTCTGACATAGGTTGTCTAGTCCCTTTGTAATTATCAGGGTCGTCTAATAGACTTTGAAGATACTGTTTCATTAAAGATAATTCACGTTCTTTAGATATTTTATTTTTACCAAATAATGTACCACCGTCTGTCTGTTCTTTTACATAGTTTCTAAATGCTTGACTATTATAAGCAGTCATTTGTCCTGCTTCCATTTTTTGAATAGCTTTTTCTAGTTTACTTATTTTATTACCAGCAATAAATTTAAGTTGTCTGTTTTCTTCTGAACTTACTGGAGGAGGATTTGTGTCTGTTGCATCAGAAGTATTACCTTCTTCTACTTCCATAGGTTCTTCTATTACTTCTGGTAATGTTCCTGTGCTACCAAACTTTTGTATAACCCCATCATACCTAGAGTCTATGTATCTAAGTTCTTCAGGGAAGTAACTATTTATTTGATTAATTCTTTCTAGTTCATACTGTAAAACTTTTTCTTCATTAGTACCTTCATACTTAGCTATATACTCTGGTAAATTTATGTCAGCACTCCCTGTAAAGTTTCTACCTTCTCCTATAACACTTGCTTGTAGGTCAGTAATAATTTCTTTAAACCTAGCACTTTGTTCATATTCAAACTTTTTACTAGCTCGAACATCTCTAATTATGTTAGGTATTTGCATTATTAAAGTAAATTCACCATTACTACCTACAGTATTTAATTTAGCTATATTCAATAAGTCGAATAAATCAGGAGTAGTATTAGGATTATTCATTAATAACTGTTGATGTGAACTATCATGTGTTGGGTTTTTAGATATAGAATCACGATATCCTTCGTTTACTTGACCTAATACATGCATAGCTGCAAGGTAATCAATATCTCCATCTGCTATAGTTAAGTTAAAATCTTTTACTTTCTGTCTAATATGATTAGCTGCATAAGCAACCTTAACACCATAATTTTTTACAGTATTTTGAGGGTCAGTTGTAGTTCGTCCTTTACCTTTAATTACATTTTGATAAAGTGTATTCATTTCAGGATTAGAGCCATCAGTTAAGACTAACATCATAGCTGACTCACCAGATTTTACCTGTCCGTCAGTAGGTACTTTAATGTCTGCTTGCTTACTTTTTACAGCTTCATTCACACCAGCACTAGATAATCTAGGAATACCAAACTCATCTAAACTCATGTATATACCTTCTTGAAATGTAAACTCGTCACCACCACTTGTATAACTTCTATCCTTAATCTCGAATGTACCTTCTATAGGCTTTCCCTGAATACCTCCCTCTGAAGGTGGTTTACCTATGTTAGCTCTTATTCTTTCTATTAGACCATCAATATTAAATCTACTGCCTTGGTCTGTAGCTGCTGTGTCGTATGCAGTTACAGCATTTTTTAAGTCTATTAATTCTTTTGATGTCCCTTCGCCTAATGTTAAACGTAAGTTTTCATGGGCTTCAAGGTTTTTAAAGTTTATGGTTTCTTCTGTTTCCATACCTAATATGTTTCTTACACCTTTGGTAATCTTACCAAATACATCTTTAGGGTTTTCTCTACTATTCCATTTATCAAACTGAGTTAGTATTGTGTCCATATCAGGAACATCCATGCTTTCATTGTATAAAGTTTGATAATATCCTTTTAATTTATTTGCTTGTACTCTTGACTCAGAAGTTAAATAAGAAGCTAATTGCACAGGATTTAAATTAGTAAACTCTCCCCCATAACTTCCATCTTGTAATCTAGTTCTTAAATCTGCTGCAATGTAATTTTGTAGTCTCTGTATATCTACATTACCATTTACAATAAAACCATTTGGATTAGTTTCTTTATTGTATTCTAAACTTTGTCTTTGACCTTCTTGATTAGATAAATAACTTTGAAGATAAGTTCTCATAGGTATATTTTTATCTTGTAAAGCTTGTCCTTTTGCATCAAACATACTTTTAACTTCTCCAAAGATACCTCCAATAGCAGGCTCTATAAGCAGTCCTCTAACTAAACTTTTTTTGTAACCTTCTTCTTCAGCTTCTTTTGCTTGTTTTATGCCTCGTTCACTTGCATCGTTAAATGCTTGTTTAGTAAACTCAACACCACCGTCATCATATAATCCCATTATTCTTCCTCTCCTCTAGCTAATAGACTATCATTAGTAGGTTCTACCATTTCTTCTGGTTGCCTATCTAATAGTCCTATTTCAGGTAAAGCCTCTATTTGTTCTACCACTTCTTGAGGTAAAACACCTTCAGGTATTCCTCCTCCTTCTCTTGCTTTTTTTCTTCTAGCAACTTCAGCTACATTCTTAGCTTTAGCTACTAGCATTTGTTCTTCTTCGTCAGCCTCTCCGTCTTCCATATCTAATAGAGCTGAAGCATCATCTGAATCTACTCTATAGGTTACTCCAGACTTTTCAGCAAGAGCCATAAGTAAATATGCAAAAGGTTCTAACAACATCAGCATTAAATCAGGATTCCATTTACCTTCTCTAAAACCTACATAGCCCATTTGTAAAGCTAAGTCCATGACTGGAACTCCATCACCCATTGCAAGAACAATAGGAACATAGTTTTCTTCATCAAGTAATTCTAAAGCTGTAAACTCTAAAGCTTCTCTCATATCTGTAAAGTCAGGCTTACCTTCAAAAGGTCTTCTTTCTTCTACAGGTTGTGTCCAGGATTGACCTGGTATAGGATATCCTCTATTCGCAAAAGCTTCTACAGCTTCTGGATTCATTTCTTCGCCTGGTTGTCTTTTTATCACAATTTCACTCCTTAGTATGCTGTCATATTTGTTCCAGAACCTGTTGGATTAACAGTATTTTGTAAAGCAAAAGCATTCATCCAATTTCTCCAGTCCTGACCAGCATCTCTATTTAAAATATCATTTAAAATACCACTTGAGTACATGCTTGTAGCTTGCCATGAGTTACCTCTTGGTGCTGTAAACTGGTCTATAGCTCCTAAACTAATTGTAGGGGAGCTACCAATACCCATAATGTTTGGTATATTAATTTTGTTATAAGTGTATTGAGGTGTCATATCTACACCCACAGCCTCGTATGCTCGGCTTTCAAGGCCACCTAATAACCCATCTGTTATCTTTTGTTTACCAGCATCATACAAATCA